GGTATAGCCTTTGGTATATCTAACACTTTAGGTAGTGCTGTAATGTCATTCTTAACTAATATTCAACAAGGTAAACCTATTATAGAAGGTATTGGTGAACTATTTATCAATATGTTGTTTGATATTCAACAAAAAATACTTCAAGCAAGTGTTATTGATCCTATGACTACCGCAGTGTCTGATTCTTTAATGGGTAGCTTTGGCAAAATGGCTTTCTTTGGCGGTAAAGCAGCTGGTGGTGTAGTACACATGGCTCAAGGTGGCCAAGTTAGTGGATTACGTGATAGTGTACCTGCTATGTTAGAACCAGGTGAGTTTGTAATTCGTAAAAATTCTGCTAAAGCTATTGGACGTAACAACCTAAATAGAATGAATGATATAGGTTCAAGCGGTATGGGCAATGTAGAATTTAATATTGTTAATAATGGAGCACCCAAAGAAGCAGCACAACAGGGACCGCCTAAAATAGATACAGATAAAATCGTAATTGATGTTGTAATGAGAGATTTAAGTACTAATGGTCCTATTAGAAAAGCTCTTAGAAGTGGATAAGGAAATAGAATGGCTACATACCCATCAGACGCTACTGCAGATATAACTGCTTTTTCTGTTATAGGTACAACTACCTATAACAATACAGGAACTACTACTGAATTTGCATTACCCAGTACTATAACTACTAAAGCAGAGGCTGTAGTAACTCAAGATGGTGTTACACAAGATACTACTGCGTATAATTTATCCGGTGATGGTACTAAGATAACTTTTGGAGTAGCTCCTAATGCTACTACTTTAGTTGTAAAAACTATTAGTCTTCCTAATAGATTTAGAATACTTAGAACTTTTCCCAGTGTAAAAGCAGTTGATTACAATAGTTCTCCTTTAGCTGTTAATGGTAATACTTATACCGTGAATGGTTCACAAGAGTTCTGGTCTCTTCCTTTTAACGCTAATGTAGATTCTACCAGTGAGTTCATGGTTTATGTAGGAGGTATATTCCAACAACCTGCTGCATATAGCTACCCTTCAGCTACTTTAGGTAATAGCGGAATAGATATAGGTGATAATACTGCTGTTAAGTTAGTTACTAATTTTGCAGGTAATTTAACAGATAGTTCAGATTCTGAGCACACACTAACCTTAAATGCAGGTTCTCCCAGTTTTAGTAGTAGTAATTTAGTATTAGCAGGGTCTACCCAACTTACTATACCTGCAAGTGGTGATTTTGATGTAGGAGATGAAACATCTTTTACTTTTGAAACTATTATAACTCCTGATGCAGGAACTCAGATGAGTGCTAATCAAACTTTACTTGCCCGTCAACAAAATAATGATCAATATTTCTTTTTAAGAACTGTTGGTGGTAATGCTACTGTAGGTATTGTAATTAATCGTGGAGGTGCGATAGTTGAAGCATATGGTGGTAATTGTAATGGAGGAAGTACTTATAATGTTGCGGTATCTTATGATAAGAGTACTGCTAATTTACGACTTTATGTAGCGGATACTTTAGTAAAATCAGTTAACTATAATCCCCCTAATCAACCTTTTAATAGCCGTCTAATAATAGCAGCAAACAATAGTGTAGATGGAGGGTCTCAAGCCAGCCAAGAAAGATATAAAGGCAAGATAGAATATATAAGAATGTCAAAAGTAGCCAAGTTCAGAAACGCAACTACACCTGTACCGTCTACTACTGCAACTATTATAGGGGGTGCACCTTTAGGTGCCTCAGATATTAATGATACTTTGTCTATTAGAATATTTGAACAAGCTACTTCTGAACAAGGAAGATTCACCTCTATGGCTGATAGAAAACCTGATAGTGGCTTTAGTTTTTCTAAAAAGTTTGAGGTAGCAAAATTTAAGTCTACTGCTGGCTACGAAAAAAGAAGATTAAAATCTAGAAGACCTCTTAGAGCTTATACTTTACAGTATACTAATGTTTCTGGAGTAGAAAGAACTGCAATTGAAAACTTTTATAATGCCCGAAGTGGAGAATTTGAATCTTTTAGTTTTGACTTGTCACATTTAAATGAAAGTGGTACAATTACTACAAGATTTGATGGAGACTTAGGTATCAGTCAAGTTTTATCGTCAGGTACTCAGTTAATTGATAACTTTTTTACTGTTTCCTTTAAATTGCAAGAGACATATGACTAATGACTGCTAGAAACTATGATACTATTCTTACAGTAGCTGATGCTACTAATTTTGTACCTGGCAACTCTATTGTAGGTGCTACAAGTGCTACTGTAGGTTTTATTGCTAATGTGGATGTTGTTAGTAAACAGATAAAAGTAAAATTAAATAATGTTATGCAAGAGTTTCACAATAGTGAAACTATAAATTCAAAAGCAGCTATTATGGGCGGTGCTAGACTTACTACCACAGTATTTACTCCTATCTTAACAATTAATAATATAGGTGCAGCAGTATCCGCTCGTTCAGCAGGAACTTATACTATTGGTGCAACAGACTGGTCAGGTAATGGTATCGGTACAGGTGCAACTTTTCGTATAGTAGTAAATGGTTCAGGTGCTGCAGAAGTAACAATTACTGCTGGTGGTGATAAATTTGTTATAGGTGAGATTATTACTGTTGCTGATAGTAAGTTGGGAAGCGGCGGAGCTGCTGCCTTAACCTTTAATGTCTCAAATATAGGGGGCATAGCAGGTACTAGTAAAACAATTACAGGAATAACAAGAGCTGATCCAGGTGTGGTAACAGCTAGTGCACACGGATTTAGTACAGGAAATCGTATTGCATTTTCAAGTGTTCAAGGTATGACACAAGTTAATGGAAATGTTTATACAATTACAGTTATAGATGAAGATAGTTTTATTATTTTTGTTAATACTACTTCATTCACTGCATACTCAAGTGCGGGTACAGCAAGTTTTCATACTACCTTAACAGTTGCTAATACTATAGGAATAAAGGCTGGCTACTTACTCAGCTCTCCAAATAGTAATGGTTATACGGGTACACAAACTGTTACGAGTGTAGATAGTACTACCCAGTTAACTGTATCTGATGCTCCAAATAGTATTCCTAATGGGATAATATTATTTATTGACGGATCGAGTACTTTAACTTCTATTCCTTTTGCTGCAAATGTACTCGCAGCGTATCAACAAACTGCTACAACTACTATAGCGTCTCAAGCTCCCAGTCCTTTTGTTGCTGCAAAAAATGCTTTTACTCAAAATCCTATTATTAGGATGTATGAAGTATACTACCCTGGAGAGTGGTTTCCTCCTGATCCTAATGGTAATCCTACAGGAGATGGAGAAGGTAGGGCTTGGCCAGTAGATTTTCCTTTAAGATTTGCAGATATAGCAGGAGATTTAGTATCAGACCTAAATTATAATGTAACTTATGGTGGGACTTCTTTTGTGCCTTTTCCTGTAGATATATCAAGTATTAGTCAAGGTACTGATGGTAAAATTAATGAACTTACACTAACAGTATTTAATGTAGATAATATCATAAGTACTTTAGTTGAAAATCCCTATCTATTAGGAAATAACATATCTAATGCTTGTATAGCTTATGTAAATAGTGCCCCAGTTCATGGAATTGATCCCAGAACTATAAATGCTAATCCTGCAGATGTAGGTAGTGTAGGTGAGGTAGCTTTTGATACTTTAACAAGAGCAAGAGCAAATGGGTTAGCATTTAGTACTACTGTAGTAGGTGCTTATGGGCAAGCTAATGCCTCCTTTACAAAAGAACAAACAGAATTTGTTAAGGGTACTTGGCAGATACAAAAAAATGATACCAGAGACTTATCTGGCGCAGTAGTAAACATAACAACTACCTTTGCGCAGTTTTTAGATGTTTGGCCAGAGCATAGTGCTGTCAGATATGTAAGCTCAGACGTAGTAGAAGTATATAATGCTATGCCCTATAGAGTAGGAGATGTTGTTAGATCTTCAAAAGGATCTACCTCTGGCACTATACAAAGTATAGAAGAAAATAGATTTTTATTTCTTAGCAATGCCTTAGAAGCTAATACTGTTGTAGGGGATCAAATTTTTATTGTTAATGCTGATGCAGATAGTGAATCGTATATTGAGGACAGATTTAAAATAGATCAACTTGAATCTTTAAATGATGTTACTGGCACCTTTGGCTTAGTATCTTGGTTACAATATTTTAAACAAATAACTCCTAGACGTAAATATTATAAAAACACATGTCAATGGAAATATAAAGGTGAAGAGTGTCAGTATCCAGGACCAGCAGGTGGTACTATACCCGGTACGGACCTTACTGCTAATAATAATCCTATAGGTGTAGATAATAAAACTGCTTCAGGACCAGAAGGTGACATATGTGGTAAAAACATATTAGCCTGTACCTTAAGAAATAATTCTATACATTTTGGAGGTTTCCCTGCAACAGGACGTACCATTCCAAAACAATAAAATAAAAGGTTGTATACTACCTTGGATACATTTATTTGGTAGTATAAGTGGAAACTTCTATCTTTGTTGTCATGCTGAATATACACCCAAAACTACTATAGTTGGTACACATAATGAATCGTTAGGTGACATTTGGAATGGTGATGCCTACAAAAAAACACGACTTGACTTTATAAAAAATAAGATACCTCCAGAATGTATATCTGCTTGTTATAAAAAAGAAAAACAAGGTAGTGATAGTAATAGACTAAAA